GGAGCTGGATTAATAGATAAACCTGTCTCAGAATTAACACAAGCAGATAGAGATATTATAAAATTAAATATTGATGAACAAATAAAAACTGCAAAAAAATTTAAACCAGGCATGCAACCGGATGGTCGACTTGTTGATTTACCTGGTGGAAATAAAAAAGGAATGAATTTAGCTTTTGCTGAAGCTTTAGGAACAGCAGCAGAAAAAGGAAAAATTTATGGTCCTAAATATGCAAAACAAATTGTAAATATGGCAAGACCTGCAGCAAAACTTACAGGATTAGAATTATTATTAGGATCAGCTTTTGCACCTTTGGATATAGGTGAAGGCAGACCCATGAAAGATGTAGCATTAAATGTTGCAACTCTTGGTATGGGAGTCCCTGTAAAAGATGCAAAACGAGCATCTGCTTTTGCAGATAAATATGGATTAAAAGAAGATTTATTTACTGCTAAAATGAAATTAGCAGGAGCTAATAAAATACGAGGTGACCAAGAAATTGAACTTACAAATAACGAAGAGAAAGCTTTACAAGCAGAAACTTATTTTAAAGAAAATATTTTACAGCCAGAGTTAGACGAATTACGAACAATACGACAAGAAGAGTCAGACCCTATGTTTGGTTTGACTGATCTTGGAATGGCAGAAGGTGGAAGAATAAATTATTCTAGTGGATCTGATGGAACAGATTTAGCCTTTAAAGAATCATTGGAAGCGTTTGAAAGATATTTAAAAGCTGGCGGTAAACTTGGATACAAAGATTTTATAGCATTAGGTAATGAAGGTGTAAGCAAGTTTTTTAATAAAGGTGGTAGAGTAAATTTTGCATCAGGAAGTGGACCAATGCCTGTAAGACTAATTTATATTATTATGGATAGATTAAGAAATCTAAAAAATAGTACTTTTAGTAATTATAATCAAGTTAGAATGTATGGTGAACAGAAAGGTATAACAGAACTTTTAGAACCTTATAAAAACATACCTAATAAGAATAGAGTAACTTCAGCTATTGATGATGCTGAAGAACTTAAAAAATTTATGCCAGATGAATATAAACCTATTCTAGATGAAATTATAGATGACACCAAACAGTTTAAATTTAAAACAGCTCATGATAAACAACAAGCTTTAGAGAAAGTATTACCAGAGGAACTTAAATTTGAAAATTTACCTGAAGAAATGTTTCCAATGCCTAATCCAGAAAACCCTAATTTTATAATGCCTTATGGATATCCAGACAAAAATCCTTTTCAAAAAAGTAGAATTACAACAAGAACAGAAGCGGATAAATTCACAGGAAAAGGAACTAGAAAAACATATGATACTTTTAATGAAGAAACAAAACAATATCAAGAACCAAGCAAAAACACTTTAATAAGTGAAGAACCTATTGATGAAGAATTAGAATCAATTATAAGAGATCTAGATAAAGGAGATCTTCAATAATGAAGTATCCTAAGACAAGCCTTATACCCCCTAAATCAGGTCCTGAGTCTCAGGGGTTGCTTATTGATTATAATACTGTTAAACCTGTGAAACTGGAGAAAATAAATGGCAGACATAGACAAGTCTCTACCAAACGTAGAGCAAGAGTTAAAAGTTCCATCACCTGAAGAAATTGAAGTTGCTGAACAAGAAAAGCAACAAGAAGTTAACGAGCAAGGTGATCCTGTAGAAGTTACAGAAAACGAAGATGGCTCTGTAGATATTAATTACGATCCTGCAATCGCATCTGTCGAAGGCGGAGAAAATCATTACGACAACTTAGCTGAACATTTACCTGATGATGTATTAGGTAGACTTGGTTCAACACTTTATCAAAATTATCAAGACTATAAAAATTCTAGAAAAGATTGGGAAAGATCTTACAGAGAAGGTTTAGATTTATTAGGATTTAAATACGATCAAAGAACAGAACCGTTTCAAGGTGCATCTGGTGCAACGCATCCTGTATTAGCTGAAGCAGTTACACAATTTCAATCATTAGCTTACAAAGAATTATTACCGGCAGAAGGACCAGTAAGAACACAAATTTTAGGTGTACCAACACCAGAAAAAGAACAACAATCTCAAAGAGTAAAAGATTTTATGAATTACCAAATAATGGAAAAAATGAAAGAATATGAACCAGATTTTGATTCAATGTTATTTCATTTACCGTTAGCAGGATCTGCTTTTAAAAAAGTATATTATGATGAAGCAGCTTCAATGGCTTGCTCTAAATTTGTTCCTGCAGATGATTTGATTGTTCCGTACACAGCTACCTCATTAGACGATGCGGAATCAATCATACATCGAGTACAAATTTCTGAAAATGAATTAAGAAAACAACAAGTTGCTGGTTTTTATAGAGACATAGATTTAAAACCAGGACCAGTTAATGAAACAGAGGTTGAAAGAAAAGAACGAGAACTAGAAGGTCAAAGCAAAGGCAGAGACGAAGATGTATTTAATTTATTAGAGTGTCATGTCCATTTAGATCTTGAAGGTTTTGAAGACATGGGAGAAGACGGTGAACCAACAGGAATTAAACTTCCTTACGTTGTAACTGTTGAAGAAAACTCAAGAGAAATTTTATCAATCAAAAGAAACTACGAAGTCGGTGATCCATTAAAAAATAAAATAGATTACTTTGTGCACTTTAAATTTTTACCAGGTTTAGGTTTTTATGGTTTTGGTTTAATCCATATGATTGGTGGTTTATCAAGAACAGCAACAGCTGCTTTGAGACAACTACTAGATGCAGGAACATTATCTAATTTACCTGCTGGATTTAAACAAAGAGGAATCAGAATTAGAGATGATGCACAATCTATACAACCTGGAGAATTTAGAGACGTAGACGCACCAGGCGGAAATATTAGAGATGCATTTATGATGCTTCCGTTTAAAGAACCATCGCAAACACTCTTAGCACTTATGGGCGTCGTAGTACAAGCAGGTCAAAGATTCGCTTCAATAGCAGACTTGCAAGTAGGTGAGGGTAATCAACAAGCGGCAGTGGGTACGACAGTAGCTTTGTTGGAAAGAGGAAGCAGAACAATGTCTGCTATTCACAAAAGAATTTATGCAGCCCTAAAACAAGAATTCAAATTAATGTCTAGAGTTTTCAAGTTATATCTACCACAAGAATATCCTTACGATGTTGTTGGCGGTCAAAGAATGATTAAACAAACGGACTTTGACGATAGAGTAGATATATTGCCAGTTGCGGATCCCAATATTTTCTCACAGACACAGCGTATTTCCCTCGCACAGTCGGAACTGCAGCTGGCTCAATCTAATCCGCAAATTCATAATTTGTATCAAGCGTATAGAAATATGTATGAAGCGCTAGGCGTTAAAGATATTGATAAACTTTTAAAGCGACCACAAGTTCCCACACCGAAGGACCCAGCGTTAGAACATATTGACTCTCTCGCTGGGAAACCATTCCAAGCTTTCCCTGGTCAAGACCACAGAGCACACATAACTTCGCATTTAAATTTTATGGCAACAAACATGGCTAGAAATAATCCGATGATTATGGCTTCATTAGAAAAAAACTGTTTTGAGCACATTTCACTAATGGCACAAGAACAAATTGAAGTAGAATTTAGACAAGAGATGCAACAAATTATGGCAATGCAACAAAATCCACAAGCAATGCAAAATCCACAAATGCAAATGCAGTTAAAAATGATATCTGAAAAGATTGAAGCAAGAAAAGCACAACTGATTGCTGACATGATGGAAGAATTTATGAAAGAAGAGAAGAAAATTACTTCTCAATTTGATAATGATCCAATTGCTAAGCTAAGAGCAAGAGAATTAGACCTTCAAGCACAAGAAAATCAAAGAAAACGTGAAGAAGGTGAGGAAAGAATCAATCTTGATAAGATGAGAGCGATGATGAATCAACAAAATCAAGATGAAAAACTTGAACAGAACGAAGATTTAGCAAAATTAAGAGCTAACACTTCAATCGAAAAGACAATTTTGTCAAAAACACTACCAAATGCCAAAGATATGGGTCCTAGTAGTGTAATAGTTAGAAGAGACGACTAAAATTGTCGACAAAATTTTAAAAAAAGAGTAAAGTAATTAACAAAGGAGCTAAAATGGCAGAAAAAAACAAAAAAGACCTTAACCACGAAATGTTTACGAACAAAGATGGTTATGTTGAAGGTGGAAAAGAGATAGAAACAACTAATCCAGCTGAAACACAAGAACAAGAAGTTCAAGGTCAAGGAAATATTTTAAAAGAGAAAAAAAGAACAGCTAAGTGGTACTAATATGGCTTGGTTTAGTTTAGCAAAAATTGCTTTACAAGCGGGAAGTAAAATTTATTCTAACCGCCAGAAGACTAAAATGGCTATGTCTGATGCACAATTAATGCATGCAGAAAAGATGGCCCGAGGTGAGGAAACTTACCAAGGCAAATTACTAGAAGCTAGACAAAACGATTATAAGGACGAATTTGTGCTCGTTATAATCTCAGCACCTATTATAGTGTTGATGTGGGCAGTGATGTCAGACGATCCGACAGCCATGGAGAAGGTAAAATTGTTTTTCGAGTATTTCCAGTCGCTTCCGAAATGGTTCACTAATTTATGGATACTTGTAGTTGCGAGTATTTTTGGTATAAAGGGTACACAAATATTTAGAGGAGGAAAATAATAATGAGTAATCCAAGACATCAACCAAACAGAAGATCTTTTTTTAGTAAAGGAACACCTAAACCTAAAAAGAAAAAATCATTTCCTGATTTAAACAAAGACGGAAAAATTACTAAAGCCGATATTTTAAAAGGCAGAGGTGTTTTTGCTTTTGGTTCAAAAAATCCTAATGCAATTAAAAGTATTAAACCAACGTTAGGTTTAAAAGGAAAAAAACAATATTTAATGGATAGAACCAATAAAAAGAAAATAGGAGCAAAGAAAAAATAATGGCTAAACTCTGTCCAAAAGGTAAAGCAGCGGCGAAACGAAAATTCAAAGTGTACCCTTCGGCGTACGCAAACATGTACGCATCAGGTGTATGCTCTGGTAAAATAAAACCAGGTGGCAGAAAAAAAGCAGCTAATGGTGGCCCTATAAAAGCAGGTCTAGCTAGAAGAAAAAGAAATGCGTAGGTACTACTCAGAAGGTGGATTAAGAAAATGGGTGAAAGACAAATGGGTCGACATTGGAGCACCGAAGAAGGACGGCAAGTATCAACCTTGCGGAAGATCGAAGGGGAGCAAAAGAAAATATCCGAAATGCGTACCACTTGCAAAAGCCACACGGATGACAAAAGGTCAAAAGGCATCTGCTGTCAAACGAAAAAGAGCAGCCGGTAATCCAGGCGGCAAACCTACAAACGTTAGAACATTTGCTAGTGAAGGTGGTTATATTGGTCCAGCAATTAATTCTACATACGCAGGTAAGAAATTAAATAACCCATCGTATTCAAAATATTATAAAGGAATGTTAGATTAATGAGAAAAGACTTTGCAAAAGGTACTCCCATTCCTAGAACTAAAAAGAACTACAGACCTACAAAGTCTGGAGCAGGCATGACTAAGAAGGGTGTCGCTGCCTATAGAAGAGCAAACCCTGGAAGTAAACTAAAAACAGCTGTGACAGGAAAAGTGAAGCCTGGATCGAAAGCTGCAAATCGCAGAAAATCATACTGCGCTAGATCACTAGGACAATTAAAAAGGTCATCTGCAAAAACTCAAAACGATCCTAACTCACGTATCCGTCAAGCACGGAGACGTTGGAAATGTTAGAAGCACTTAGAAAAAGATACGAAGCACAAATAGCTGAAGCACTTGTAACCATAGGTATATACCTTGATCATTCTGTAGGTATTGGAGAGCATCCACAACATATAGACGAAATAGATAAACTAATTGGAAAAATTGCAGAAGCTGAAGATAAATTAAAAACATTAAAGGAGAAATTTGATTAATGCACGATATAGAACTAATCACTAAAATACAAAGACAGTTAAAAGATCTCTACCAAAACATTGGTGACTCAATGTTAAGTGGAACCGTTGACAACATGGAAAAATACAAGTATATGATGGGACAGGCACATGCCTACCAATATATTTCTCAGGAAATCTCTAACCTGCTAAACATGAAGGAGCAAAAAGATGAGCAAGGAACAGTTATCGACCTCGACAAAAGAGGTCCCAAAGCATAAAAACGCTTTGGAAGAAAAGTATAAAGAACAAAAAGTTGAGTCTGTTGAAGAAGCAAAAAGAGTAGACGAAACTAATGTAGCTAACATTAAAGATGAATTACCACAACCATCTGGTTGGAGGCTTTTAGTTTTACCTTTTACACCAAAAGAAAAAACTAAAGGTGGTATTATTATTGCACAAGAATCTTTAGACAAAGCAAGAATCGCAACGAATTGTGGTTATGTTGTAAAGATGGGACCAATGGCTTATGGAGATAAAGAAAAATTTCCAACAGGTGCTTGGTGCAAACAAGGAGATTGGGTGATCTTTGCAAGATACGCAGGATCACGTTTACCAATAGAAGGTGGAGAAGTCCGTCTTCTTAACGACGATGAGGTTTTGGGTACTATTAAGGATC